ATGGAACAAAGTGTTTGGCAAGATATAGAACAATTATATCAAAAGTTTCAAAAACTTGGTATTAGTGAAGCGGTGGACTATGATAAGTACTACCTCTACTCTCTTATCACCCATTCCACAGCCATCGAAGGTTCAACGCTTACTGAACTTGATACGCAGCTTCTCTTTGACGAGGGAGTGACAGCTAAAGGAAAACCGCTTGCCCATCACTTGATGAATGAGGACTTGAAGCAAGCGTATGAACTTGCCAGAACCGAATCCGACCGACTTGCTCCAATAACGCCTGCTTTTCTGCAACGATTAAATGCAACGCTGATGCGTGCTACAGGCAGTGTACATAGTGTAATGAGTGGTTCTTTTGATTCATCTAAAGGAGATTTTCGCTTATGTGGTGTCACGGCTGGTGTCGGTGGACATTCTTATATGAACTATCTAAAAGTTCCTGCTAAGGTGGATGAACTTTGCGCTATTTTACAAGAGAAGCAAAAGGCCGTGGGAACATTACGGGAACAATATGAATTGAGTTTCAATGCCCACCTTAATTTAGTAACCATACATCCGTGGGTCGATGGTAACGGAAGAACGGCTCGGCTATTGATGAACTACATCCAATTCTGCTATCACCTCTTCCCCGCCAAGATATTCAAGGAAGACAGAGAAGCCTATATCCTTTCCTTGCGCCAATGTCAGGACGAAGAAACCAATCAATCTTTCTTGGACTTTATGGCAGAGCAATTAAAGAAATCCCTTTCTTTGGAGATTGAACGGTTCAATGCTTCACAAAAGAAAGGGTTTTGTTTTATGTTCTGATATTATATTAAAATAAGATAAAACAAGGACTACTATTTACGAGTTTAGAGTAAACTTGCATTTGGAAAAGTTGATATCCATAGGAAGAAAAGAACTGTACTTACCTTGCCGCAATACGAGTTGCCTGCACATCGAGGATAATCCACTTTGATTTATAAGGCTTGAACTTCCTGTATTTCCGATCCTTTGCATTATGCTTGTGCTATTTTAGCGGCTTTTTATCAGCAATTAGTATCCGTTGTTATACACTGAGAATTTCCGCTGTTCTCATTAATGGCATTCTATTATTTTTGCATTTGGATATTTCTGTTTTGCAATCCGTTTAATATCTTCTTTCGCATCTTGTGACATGTTTTTTCCTAAACGGATTTCAACAAGACTTTCAATCGGGAAATGTATACATCTTTCATTATTGGAAGCATTTGACTCCCACATTTTATGTAATCTGTATTCTTGTTCAAAGCTCCATTTGTTTTCTTTAAAAAAAATGTTTTTAACGTGTTTATTCAAAAAGTCATCATCTACAAAATTTATCGTAGGTAACTTATCTATATATTGAACTTCTCCACCTCCTCCAACACATTCAAACAGAGATTTTGCATTAAATCCAAAACATATACCCTTATGATTGTCTGCATATTTTTCCCACATCGCATTGTTGTCATAATTGGCAGTTAAGCTTAAAACTCCAAATTTATTATTGAACTCATTATTAAAACGTTCTATCAGTTGCGATAATTGTATAGGATTACCTAATGGTGATTTATCTCGCCAGTAGCGAGCATATTGGCGATGTTCACTTCTGCTTCGATTAGGATATTCAGTTTTTGATTTCTTTAGGAAAAAATCATATGGTTCGGATTTTTTGGGAAATTTTTTAGGAATATTGCAATCATGAATATCTTCAAAATCCCTTGGAGATGCCATATATAATATGTTATCTGTTAAAACCTTCTTATGTAGTTCGTTATCCCAATTTCTGTATTTATATAAAACATTTGGATGTGTATTCTTTTTATTGTCAATGATTCTAATTTCCATTTTCTACAATTTTAATGCGTTTTCTAAATCTTTTTTTCCATCTTTCTTTTTGCCAATTGCAATTAAAGATTTTCCTCTAAAAGTAAGTGTAGACTTATGAAATTCTTTAGCAGGACAAGATAAACATTTAGTCATTGCCTCAATACAATCCTCATATCTTTTTAAAAAGAAATACAATTCGCCTAAAGTTTCCCAACTATAACCATGTTCAGAATTGAGTATCTATAATCCGCAAATCCAAAAATCCGGCGAAACCAAAACGAAAGGTTCAAAATCCGACAAAAATCGGGCAGAATCACAATTCCAAGCGGTTATCGAAATTGAATCACGCAACATTGAAAAGGTAGAAAAAAAGCATCAGAAACTAAGTAAGCCCGATGCTCTTTTTTCGTATGTCAATCATGCGACATTATATAACATTATGTCTGTGTAATGGGAATTATAATTCATGGATGCGTTAAACTCCTTTCGCGTGGAGCCTATAAAAGGATTGCCGATTTCCTTATTTCTGCCGAGCCAGTCACACAGCTCTACGATGGAAGATTTGTTGGAAGTGAAATAGACATATTTGTGCCCGACAAGAACCTTGAGTACATCAAGGTAATCAGACAGCTTCCAACACATACTATAAGTACTTACATCAGTGCTGAGATATGGAGGATCAACAAGAAACACCACATCATCCCTGTTACGGTATTTCTCGAATAATTCGCGGTAATCGCAACTCTCCACCACTACACCATCGAGATAACCGTCCGCGTCATAATCGGTGCGTTTGATACGGTTATACATGGTCTGCTTACGCATCTCGTCCAGTGTCGTGGCATACTTCATTGAGAACAGCAGGGATGTTGACAGTGTGATATAGTCCACGAAACCGGTTTCCGCCTCTTCCTCCGCCAGTATTTCGATAATACGTCCCTTGAGCGGTTTGGGCACAATCTTCAACCTTGGCACAGAAGCCAGAATGTCACGCAAACGGTCCAGTATGGCATTCGTATGTCCGATATGCTCAAGCCTACGGCTGTAGTTGTCGAAGTCGTTATATATCACGGTAACATCCGGACGCTGTTGTTTGGTGATATGGGACAAGAGCCCGGAACCACCGAACAAATCCACAAACACTTTCGCCCCCTTAATCTCACCCAGGACTTTTATATATTCCTTGGCGAACATGCGCTTCTGTCCGACAAACGGCAGTGGCGCGGATAAATATTCCTTTTTCATCTTATCATCGTTTTTGCGGTTGCAAAGGTCGCAATAATCCATACAACAGTGCAGCGGACCCGCAGTCACACTACTGCAAATCCGCTGCACTGAAACGGTATTATAATGCTATTCGTCACACGTTCAAATCGAACTTTATACCTTCTTCCCCGGCAAGCAGGCGACGAGTGCGTTCCACGTTACTCTCGTAGATATGCACGTTGCCGAGATTGAGCGTGATGGACTTCAGGGGAAGGTCTATCTGACGCGACATAAGGTATAGGTGATATAAATCAGAGGGAAGCCCCAAATTGGCATCGGAACTACGCTGGTATGCCGTCAGCACTAATTGCCCATCCTCTATCTGGAACTGCACAAGACTGAGACACGGCGCCTGATTGCTCTCAGCATCAGTGGCACCAAGGAATAGCACATAGTTCTTGCTGTTGCGCTTCTCCCGGTTGATTTTGGCGATAAGCGGAGGCAGTTTCTCGAAATAAGTAGGATAACTGTTGACCAACGTCTGGCCGCAATAGTCCCACCAGTTTATACCAGCCTCCCGGTAACGCTCCACCGACCGCTCGCCGCTCATGAAGAGCGACAATTCGGTTTTCAGTTTCTTGCGGGCTATGCCGTGTCCCTCGAATATATCAAGCAGGTCACCCGGCACAAGCGAAAGCATCTCATTGAGCAGGTAGATGATACTGCCCTTCCTGTTCTCCTGACGTTTCCCGTCAGTGAGGATTCTGTTCAGGATGTGATGATATTTGTTCATAGCCTATGATATTATTAGTTATGGCGCAAATATACCACGTCTGAGGCCGTCTGACGCATGAACCGGCACTGTCATACTGCATGGGGCATACAGTCGGTCTGGAAGCGTTTAATCAACGAATAGACCTTTCGCTCGCTGACCGCATATTTCTCGGCAAGCAACACAACGATATAGGAAACCTTCTCACCATCGGCACGCATACGGGAATAATCGTCATACAAGTCGATATAACGCGCGTCCTCAAGCCTCACGCCGGAGTCATAAAGCCGGTTTAACAACTCTCTATGGAAATTTAATATCTCAAATATCTTCATTTTACGCAATTATTTGTACTTTTGCAGTACTCTTACCTACATAACAAATACGCCACAACGCAGCAGAGGGTATTCAGCCCCCGGCTGTGCGTTGTGGCGCATTTTGTTAGTATGTAGGTAAGAGGACTACTAACAGGCCGGGGGCTTTTATTATGCCCGCCCCCAAACAAAGGCACGACTCCCCTACTCCAGCCAGCGATCAACCGTGGCGATGGCTTCGGTTCTGAAAACGTTGAAAGCCTCCCATTCGGCTTCGTAGTCCCCGGCTTTGGCTATGCCCGGGTTCTTGAACAGCTCTATCTGGTGGGTCTTTATTGCATCCTCCTCCGTCTGGCTGTAACGACTGCGGATTATTCCATTGATAAGGCTGTCACGGCTCATGTCAGTGGCCGCAATCAATGTGCCACCATCCGGCTCAATGCCAGTATAGGCATAGCCGGTAACAGGTTCCGGGGCATCATCCCCTCCCCTGCCCTCAGGCACATAGTCATCAACAATCTCCTCATTGAGGTAAGCCATATATCGGTTGTCATCATATTTGACGAGCGTCTTGCGCCCGGTGTAGATTGCTTTTTTCATTGTCATGTGAATTTATAAAATTTCTTGTTCATCTTGTTGACCTGTTCCATGACCACGGTGGGGCATGGAAGGTCTTCCTTGCTGAAATCCTTGTCGGCCTGGTCGATCATGATTGCGCTGCCTGTGTAGGAGTAATACTCGGCATCCTTCACAGTCGGATTGCCGTCCTTGTCTTTTTCCTTTTCAAAGGTGTAGCTCTCCTGTTCCTCGCCGTCCACCGCCGTTTGAACGGCGGTTTGCAGAATGCGCTTGTAACGGATTACAAGGCACTTCTTGGGGCGCGTTTTGCGCTCCTGCCTCACAACCCCATCGCTTCCGGTGACCTCGGCGAAGTAATCTTCGGTTTCCACCTTGCTGTCCTCTATGGCATAGTCGAGCAGCATTATTTTGAAGTCATCTTCCTGCGCCGGATCTTTACAGACTATATCCGTAAACGGGCGCTTCTGGTCATAGCGCATACCCTTGAAAGGGATGTTGGCACGACGGTTCTTTATGACCTTTCCAAGTCTCTTTTCCATGTTTATATCGAGTTTTCTTAATAAGTTATTCGCATTAGCGTGAGTGGCGAACCCTATCCGGCTGGCACATTGCAACCGGGTTTCTTCGGGACTCATACCCTTTTTCTTGCATTTGGCCACCTGGCGGCACAACGCCTTCTTGTTGCGCTTGCGCAAGGTCCGGTGCGTGTGGAACGACACATACCCGCAAACGTCAATACCGCCGCTCCAAACCGGACGCACGTTCCAGTTCCGGTTAACCTCTATCAGATAGTCCCGGGCAAGTACCATGATGCACATCTCGGTAACGAGGTGCAGGAACACCTTGTCGCCATGAAGCAGAACGATATTGTCAGCAAAACGGAGATAGTTTAACGGTTCCCGGACATAACGGTCGAAGTTCGACACCATATATGCCACTCCCCTGCCAAGTTCTTCAGCCTCGGCCTGCGTCCGGCACGTCATAAGGCTGTCAGTAACATAGCGATTCCTCCAGTACGCAAATTTGTCGGGATCACCGGCTATACCGAACAGCCCGACCGCGTCGTGGTCAAACTTGGCTAAAAAGAAGTTGGCTAATATCTGCGAGATTTTGACCCCTAAAGGCAACCCTTGACGGAAGCTGTCTATGAATTCGTCAAGGAAGCAAAGAAGTTTTGGGTCTTTGATTTTCGTCCTGACCCGCTCCTTCATAAGGAAATGGGCAATATTTTGGAAGTAGTGGTGGGCATCAAGCTGCACAAAATACCATGTGGCTTCCGCATCCGCATAAAGTTCCTTGCGCAGCAGGTTGATAAAATCATGCGTGCCGCGTCCCTTGACGCAGGAACACGACCGCCGGATGAACGTGTCGGTAAACAAACGCTCGGTCTGCAAGAGCGGTGCCCACTGGCGCACATGATCCCGCACAGGAAGTTTGCTCACTATCCTGCGCTTGGGCTCGTAGATTTCCTCATCCTGATAGTCTGAGGTGCGCCCGGTGCCGTCCCGGTATTCAGCCAGCAGATCCATGAGGTTGGCTTTGAGGTCTGCCGCGAAACGCCGCACGTTCTCGCGCCGCTCCTTGTTCTCGGCAAAACCCCGGAAAGCCGCCTCATAGTTCTTGAGGGTCTCAATCCGAGGAGATATGTATCCTCTTCGTTTCATGTCGGTGTCTTGGTGTCATTGGTGTCTAAATGTGTTTTTTTGGTCAAATTGCAGGATGTAATCTGCAATTTTCTTTTGCTTCGTTACCGTCGGCTGGGATTATTTACCCCATCTACCAGTACTGCCCGCATTTCGTTTGTTTTTCACCATGGGGTGAGGCCCTGCCGCCCCTCGTCATTCATTGTTGAGGGGAGAGCCGATGTTCGCATTGGCATTCGTGGGAGCGTTGTTCACATTGACCGCACCACAGCCCGCATTGCCACCGTTGTTCGTATTGGCACCACGGAAGACAGCACGGAAGCCGGACGAAGGCTCATGGGCGACAGCAGCCCGGTTACTAAACCGATGCAAAATTAATGTTTTTTCGCTTACAAGACCCGATATGACATGGAAATATGTCAAAGTACGCTTGCCCCCGACTATGGGGTGTCGGAACAAGTCCGACACGGGGGCTCCCTTCGGTCGCCGGGTGCTTTGCCTTCGGCGTGTACCAAGACCACCACGTACACACCGGACACCCGGTACTCCTTGACCTCTTGAACCCTTTAGTCCACCGCGTAATACTCAGGCACCAAAGGGAACTCCTCTGCGAAATCGCAGAGGGGAGAGCCGACGTGCGCACTGGCACTCGTGGGAGCGCTGCTCACACTGACCGCACCACAGCCCGCATAGCCACCGTTGTCCGTAGGGGCACCACGGAAGACAGCACGGAAGCCGGACGTGACGTTGCCGTTGTTCCAGAAATAGTCACACTGGTAAGTGGATTCACTACCGCCCGACTGGGTAGGCCACATCTCCATATTGTCGTAGCTCATCTTTGTGATGAAGCCAGAGGCTATCGGGGACGTTGACTTCAACACCATGCCGGCGGTCGCACCGTAGGTATATGTGCCATAGATACTCGGGGTAACCCAGTGTTTCATCGACTTGTCCGCATTGGCCTCACCGAGCTCATCCTCGCTTACACGCCAGATATAACCGAAGAAATTTTTCAAACCAAAGAATACCGGGACATTGGCAACATAAGCCGTTGTCCCGTCCTCATTCAGGACGTTATGGGTTGCAACACCCAACCCGTCGGCGAGCTCCACTCCGGCACTCAGATGGAGGACAGGATTATAGCTGTTATAATTACTCCATGTCCCGAAGGTGGTCACACCGGTGCCGAAGCCCCCTTGATAAAGTCCGTTTGCATCCTTGTTGGCGTTGAAGGCTGCCTGGACGTTGCGGGTACCCATGACTATCTCGACAAGTATCTTGACCACGGCTGCGGCTCTCATTGTGCCCGCAAGCCATCCGGAACCGTTCTTATGGGCGGCTACCGCAAACTGGGCAGTAGTGCGGTTCGTAGCGCAACGACCAAGCAGGGAGCGGTAGGTACCATCCCATGATGATGTGTTGTTGCCGCCGCGATACTTGACATCGTCGTTGATATAGCTAACAAGCGTATCGGTGGTACGATCAAGGGCTGCAAGACCGGTGGCGCTGAGAGAGCCTACCGGAATGCGGTAGTTGTACTGTCCTTTGATGGGATAAAGAGAGACAGCTTCAAACTCAAGGACGCCTTGCAACCAATGAGCATAGTAGAAATGTTTGCCCCATCCCCACTGGTAATGTCCCATCGTACCATCAAGTTTGGCGGTCTCACCGTTTGCGAACCGATAATGGTTCGTGGGGTCGAGCTTACGGCGGCTGTGGTCGTTCTTGACTAAATAGCCTCCGAGACCGAGGATATCCTTGAGATTCTTGAGCATCTCAAGGCTGCCGCAATAAGTGGCTGCCGTAGGGGTTGCAAGGTCGGTGCGCCATACACGGCCGCACCACGGGGCATTCGCCATATCAACCGCCGTGGTCAGATCCATGCACTGGCTGGCGCCGCTCTTGGTGTCGAACACTTCTATTTTTTTGTCGGTAGCGTCGGTGGACGCTGCCGGAAGGTCATCAATCTGTTCGCCGTTCTGGTATGCTGAAAGCATGGCGAGAAGGTCAGATTCCTGTTGTGCTGTTAATGCCATTGTTATTCTGTTTTAATAATGTTTGAACGCTGTTATACGATTCTCATTCTCGTGGATCTGCGGATCTTGCCGGAGGAAGTTAGACGCATCATCGGAGGTCGTACAGTAATGCTGACTTCTTTCCACAGTTCCGTATTGCCGGGTGGTATCACATAGAATGTAGTCGTTCCGGTACCGGTAACTATGAGATTGCCGGACGGATTGACTTTGAGGCTACTCCCATCCTCTCTTTGGTAAAGTAGGTTCTGCATGACATAGCTCGGTAAAAGCCGGGCGTCTATGCGCTGGACCTTCTTGTTTTTTGTCGAGATGGTCGCCGGGGCTGACACCTCAAGTATCGCCGGGGCGGCAGCCGACTCTCCGGAGATAGCTTTCATCAATGCCTCAAGTTCGACTATCTTCTCCCCTGCCGTCTGCGCGGCCGCACTTGCGGAGGCTCCGGCATTTTGCGTTTCTTCCTTCAGGGTAGAGAGATTCTGTGCTTCAGTGTTGGCTGTTGTGGCGGCACGGTTCGCCGCAAGGGTGGCCGCCTCGGCATTGCCCTTGGCGGTGTTTAGCTCGGCAATCTTGGCTGCCACGTTGGTCTGACGCTGCGTTTCGTTGGACTGCCGGGTCGTTTCCTGATTCTGCCTCGTGGTCTCGTTGGTCTGCCTCGTTGCTTCCTGATTCTGACGGGTTGTCTCATTCGCCTGACGGGTCGCCTCGTTTGCCTCAATCTGCTTCCGGGAGTTATCGGCATTGGTGGCGGCCGTGTTGGCTTTGGCCGCCGCAGCCTGTGCCGCTGCTTTCTCTGCACTTATGTCAGTAATGGCATTCGTCACACGGGTGGCGGCGGCATTGGCGTTGTCCGCCGCCGTATTCGCCTTGGTAGTGGCCTGCTGACAGGCGGCTATCTGTATGTCAACATCCTTGGTAAGCAGTTTCAACGGGGCGAGGACGTTCTTCTCAACCCCGCCAAGGGAATAGCGAGCCGGCAAGGTGGTGATACCGTCAAGGCTCGTGGCGACCTCGATGCGGTCAACGGCCGTGCCATGCGTACGCAGGTATTCCAGAAACACCGGGGCAAGCTGAGCGCAAAACGCCTCAAGCTCCATCTGCGGGGTCTGTATCTGTCCCATGGCCACGCAGGTTAGTCATTAAGCATCTCGGCTATGCAACCGGGAACGGAATTATACACGGCCATCACTTCCTCACCAGTAAGGTCTCCGTAAGGTTTGAGCTGCGTGATGAGGTAATTGCCGGTGGTCTCGAAACTCACGGAACCGACATCGGCATTTCCCTTCTTGATGGTGCCGCTGACAGTAGTGTTACCGCCGCTCACAATCTTTGTGAAATAAATCTCGACCGCCTCACTGACTTTCTCAGGGGCGTAGTTGGTGGTTGAGTTTTCTGCTTTCTTTTCCATGTTTCCTTATTTTTATGGTTAGACGTTATTTTCGATTATATCGACGACTTGACCGTACGCACCGCAGGAGTAGGCTTCAGCGGCCACTTCCTTCAAAAGGGTGCCCTCTTCGGTTGAAATCTCGACTTCTCCTGGATCGGCCGCTATCTTACGGCTGATTTTATGCAGGTCGTACTTCTTATCAGAAGGAAGAGGTACGCCGCCAACGGTATTGAGGTTGAAGATTACCATACAGAGGGATTCCGCGATGTTGCTCGGCTTGCCGGTCTTTTCGTTCACTATCTCGTTACCGAAGCAGTCAACGAAGCATTTGTCAAAATTCACTTTCATTTTCACTGTTGTTTTAATTATTTATTTCGATTACCACGCACGGGGGAACTTATGTTGTACCCACGCGCCATAATAGGTCACGTTATTTATTGTCACTTGTATTTCACGATGAAAGATGAAGCACATGGCATCGCCGCAACTCTCAATGGTCAACGGGCTGGAAGAGGTCGCATAGCTCTCATTGTCATAGATGATGTAGCTGCGTCCGGATTTCACTTCCCACTTCATCGTCGAAGAGTTATACTCGCGGCGGTAGCTCCAGCCCGGTATCACACGGACATAATTTCCGTTATTGGTACCGCGCTTGATGAACAGCACGTGCCCGTTGTCATAGGGCTGCATGTCCGGCAAAGTCAGCTTCACTTCACGGGTCTTTGATTCATAGGCATTGCTACTATTTGCGCGCCAGTTGAAATGGGTCGAGACATACACGCTGTTGACGTCACGTGCGATAGTCACGCTCTTGACCGTTGGGACGGTTGACTGCGTGATGCTGTCATGCCCTATCACCATCGTTTTAAGAGCGAAGCCGGAGACATAACCACCGCTGATGGCGATGGCCGTGTTGTCCGCGGCTCCCCGCGCACCGACAAGCAGGGCGTAGTTGTGGCCCAACCCCCACCAGTCGCTTTCATCGTAATTCTCAAAACGGGCCACGCCGCGGACTCCGGAAGCGGACGGAAGGACATTGCCGCCGATGCCGGCAAAACATCCGTGAGGGTCGTTGCGGAATATGATATAGGCGTCATTGGTAAATGTGCCATCATCATTCCGGTTTGTCAGCCCGTTGCCGGAAACGACAAAGCCTCCTATATGCGTTGTGCCGTTGGCTTCCACGCGGAAGGAGTTGTTCATCGTAACCATGCCATTAAAATTAATCTTCGAGGCCTGGATAGTCACTGACTCGGCACTCTGATTGATTGCCGAAATGACCCCATCCTTTTCCACGCGCATGGCTATCTGCGTAGAATGGACGTTGATGCTCGCCTCGGCGGTACTGACGCGTCCGCTCAGGGCATCGACGGTCGTTTTCGTGGCATAGACCTGACTGGCGTAGGCGGTCGTTACAAGGCCGCTCGTGTTCGTCAGCCGACCGGACGAGTCGAAACTGCCCACCACGGTGCTGATCTTGTCCTTGTTCTGTAGGATATAGCTCGCCGAATCCTGCTGGTCGGTTATGTCCTCCCACGTATTGTTGTTGTCATAGCCGATGTAACGGTAGATATGGCCGTCTGACGTATTATGCCATGTGGCACCCACATATTTGTGTTCCTGGCCGCTCGGCCAGGAATTCCATGGGTTTGCCGCCTGATTGTACACCTTTGCGTCCCCGGCGCTGTTGGCGACCGCTGCCACAGCCTCGATCCTCGCCTTGGCGGTGTCAAGGTCGCCTTGTACGCCGGTGACAGCCGAACTGATAGAGTCTGTCTTGATGCGCAATGCCGCAATGGATGCCTCGTTGTTGCTTATACGGGTGGCATAGTTGGTGATGCTCCCTTCCGCTGCGTCAAGCCTCACGCCAAGGTTGGTGACCGTGCCGTTGAGTTTGTCGTACTTGTCAGCATAAATTCGGATCTGTTCCTCGGCTGCATCAAGCTCGATGCCGAGCTGCGTCACGGTGCCCTTCAGGTTGTTTATGTTGGCGCCGATCAGACGGATGTTCCCGGCTGTCTGTATTATCTGCGTTGACACCTCTTTCTTGAAATCGTCAAGCGCTTTGTCGGTGATAGCCAGAATAGACACATACATATCACCCGTGTACTGAAGCACAAAATCGCCTTTGCCGTCCCAGGTACCCTGCCATTGCAGGGCCTGCCACTCCATCGACGAGGTGACGGCGACAGCCGCCGGTACTGGCAACGAACCCGGTTCCGAGGTCGCGCCGCTCATGCCAATGGTCAGCGTGCCGTCCGTCTTGGCAAAGAATCGGATGCTCAGATAGAGCGTATCCTTGACATCCACCCATTTGTCGGTCATGTCGTTGGCCGTGGGCGACACGTATTCCTTGTGCGTGCCGGGCTTGCGGATCAATGCGTTTGCCTGACGGATGGAGCTCTTTTTGAGGTGCAGCACGTTGCGGCCGTCAAGCTGCTCTATGCCGGCTATCCTGCCGTCGGCGATATAGGTGTTACCGTTCATCAGCAACGCCTCGCCGTTGGAGGTGATTACTTTGCCGTCATCCTGTACGGTCCAGCCGTCCATCGTCTCGTCGAAGGTGGCGTTGCGAAGGTAGTTGTCATCTTCAGTAAGCTCGTAGCGGAGATTACTGTACCGGGTGGCGAACATCGCCTTGAGCATCTCTATCTTGGCATCGATGCTCTCCCCCGTCCGGCGCAGACGGAAGTCGCCGACGGCGTACAGGTTTGTCAGTAGCTCGCCGAAGCCGTCAAGCCACCCGAACAGGTGATGGTGTATTCCCTTGAGATTGCCGAGCCGTCCCTTCAGATAGTTGTCGGGGGCGGTTTTCATGCCATAGACAATATCCATGTAGGGGGTGGCGGTGCCGACCGTGATTATCTGGATCAATCCTTTTCGGTCGGCATCGGTGGCGTTGTCAACCCTCGTAAAGGTATCGCCCCTGGATATGACATCAGCGGCGACCCTTCCATCAGCGGAAACGAAGTGTTTGAACTCCACCCAGTCGAGACGGTCTTCTCCGGCGCTCTGGTCGCCGCAGCCGGATGCGGTTACTATCAGCTCATAGTGCTTGGTGATATAATGGTCATTTTCTGCAGAGGGCATACCGTTATACTGCTGCACCATGATATAGTCATCAATCCTGAACGGATTGTAGAATTTGCCGTCCCGGGTCTGGAGATAGACTCTCCCGGTGGCCGGATCGTAGTGGTCAACCTCCATCATGCCGGTGAAGATGCGGTTGTCGTTTTCACCGAGCAACTGGGATATTACCATGGTAAAGACACGGAGAGCGCCACGCACGACTATATCGTCAAACTCGGCGGTGTATTTCGTTTCCGGCACACCGAGGGCGTTCAGCACCTCACGCTTGATTATCGCCCACCCCTTGCCGCCGATGAAGCCGGGGATGAAGTCCTCGCTCGACAACTGTCCCCGGAATTCGGACGTGCCGTTTACCTGTAGCTGCGCAAGTGTGGCCTTAAGTCGGGTGAGCAGCTCCCCGAATATGGCGTTACCGTCTTTATCAACCTTCGCGCCACTCAACCCTTCCTTATACTCGCCCACCTCCAGTCCGGCAAGGAACTTAATCAGGCCTGCCGCTTCGTCATCATGGAGCCTCGACAGCGCACGCTTGGCTATCTCCTTTATCGTACGCAGGGCGCTCATGAGGTTGTTGTCGGTCAAGGGGGTGCCGTCCCCGGTCTTGACAATATCCGGCATGTTGCTTCGTGAAAGCTGCACGTAGGCCTTAACTTCGTCGATGTTGCCCTTGATTTTATCAAGAGCGCCAGTGGAAAGCGCGTCACTGATTTCAAGGTCCATCTGTGAGGGCAAATTGACCTTGCGTGTTATCTTCGTTATACGGCTGTCTTTGTAACCTGTTTCCGGAAAATACTCGGCACTCTCAAGCCGGACGCGACGGCCGACATGAAGCTCAAGTTTACGCTTTTCTATCTCTATGTAATCCGTCGGTGCTTTGAAACAGGACACATCGACACTATGCCGGCGGTTGTACTCATGAACGGCATCAAGGTATTCGGCTTCGGCAAGCGCATAGTATTCATCCGGCATACGTATGTTCCAGGGAATATAACGGTCGCCGGCCTTCGGTACCAGCACACCGCCTGGAAGCTGGCCGGAGTCATTGAACTGGGTGATTATCTCAAACTCCCGGGTGTCGCTGTTAAAATTCGCCTCAAAATAATACGTACCGTTATCCTCGTTGCCAAGCCCAGCAAGTTCGCTGCCCTCCTGGAACGACACGCGCTTTACAAGACCGCCTATCTCATACTGGTTAGGGTCAAAAGGCAACGCGTCATCCTTAAAGTAATATACCGTATATTTATCACCATCATCATTGGTGCGTTCCTCGCTGCGGACGCTGCCCACTGTACCGGTGTAGCGGGGAAATATGCCGGCAAAGGCATTTTCCTCATAATGATGGATAATGCCGTACTTGTCTGTATTTATATCGACATACTGTGCTCCGCCAGGCAACTGCAAACGGCTATGGCCGTATTTGGCCGGGTCTATGTTTTTAGACGATCCGGTGGGGAAGAGTCGGGAATAAACCTTTGCGTTGTCGGCGATATCCGGCTGTATCTTTGTCAGTCCGTTCTGATAGCCGAGCGTGACACGTTCCCCATGCTCGCAACGGCACAGGTTGACAGTGGTTCCTTCTATCCAGTATTCGGTACCGGCCGCATCGGCCACCGCCTTAAGCCCCTCGTCACAATATTTGCCATGGTAGTCCACGACGATATTGTCATCACCTTCAACATTACCGACCTTCCAGTCATTGGTCCCAAAACCGGCATTGATGGATCTTACGATAAGGGCGACATGCTCACGGGGCGGCGCGGTCAACGTGAACACCGGTTCATTGCCGCCGTCAGTGGTATTGAGGACAAGGAACCGGGAGATCAGGTTCTCCAGCCCGTAGAGCTTCAACGAGTATTCCCACTCAACGGTGGATTTCTGAACCGGACGGTATTTCTCGGTCAGCCAGTAACGGTGCCACATGAAATCGGCATAGTCGTTCACCCCAAGAGGCACACGCGCGGGCAGAGTGAAGGAAAGTGACAGGACATTGCCCGCTTGTATCTCCTCCACCTGTGTGCTGTTGTCCCTCGGTTCCACCGTGAGCTTCAGCTTGCCGTCGCTTGAATATATTTTAAGTTCCATTCAAATGTCGTTTTAATGCTGTCAGAATTCAGGTTTAGGTTCCCTGAATTTGACGGTGAACAATGCGGCCACCATACCGCCGCCTATATCTTCCAGGCACTCGAAATCCGAGCAGTCCTTGTAATGGATACGGTACGTCTTGCCAAGTTCCGGTACCCTCATGTCAAGCCAGCCGTCAATCCCCTTTTTCAGAAATGAGATAAACGCGTCGCGCCTGGCGGCGAATGACGCCTCATCAGCGGCTGCCACGGCAAATTTCAATGATATATCACGGGGTTCCCATCTCTGCACGAGCTTTTCTGGCAGTTTCTCGCCGTCCTGCTCCCGGAAGCTGACAGCAACATGGCTTTTCACCGCGGGAGGTTTCTGTAAGGCTGAGTAATTTTTTGTGTCGCCTTCCTTCTCCTCCGCAAGCCATGCGCCGAAATCACTCCAGACATCGCGCTCGTTTATGTACAGTAGTCCGTTCATTATATCGCTCATATCGTCCTCAGTTTTATTCCGTTCATACGCAATTCGTGTATATCGTCCGCCATCTCGGGCAGAGACTCGACACAATCCAGTATTTTGCCAATAGTGTCGCATAACTGCCCGAACGTGTCCATGAAGCCGTCAAGAGTCTCATCGATAGATGCGGCGTGCATCTGCACGCTCGTGAAAATCCCCTCAAGCTTGGTACCCTGTTCCTGGCTCATGGCAGTATATGCACCGGCACGAGCGTTTTGGGAGGAACCGCCAGTGTCACCGTCGTTCTTCCACAAGTCAAAGCCCATCGCGGCGGCTTTCTCTTTCCAAGCCTCCATCCATGCCTGCGCGGCATCGACGTTTCTCCCGATGTTATCATAGAAACTGTCGATAACACCCATAGCTTCGGCGGCTATCGCTTCCTCACTCTTGCCGCTTCCATAGACGCTTTTCAGTTTTTCCTGAAGCTCGGCGAATTTGTCAGCGAAGAACAGAGAATAGGCTATCTGCTCGCCAAGGTTCTCGAGGACACCTGCGGCATTGGCGGCGAAGTTCTCAAGCGCCGTTCCGCTACCCTGCAATGCGGAAGTTATGGCATCCATCATGCCGGAACCGAGGCTGCCGAACGTTTCGGTCAGGTAGTTTTCAAGCGACTCCTCGGCCTCGTCCATCTCGTCTTTAAGCTCTATGAGGTTCTCAAGGTAACTACGGGTCTCATCGCTCATTTTCCGGGTGTCGAGTATCACGCGAAGCATTTCGGTGTCAAGCTCGCCGTTGGCTTTGATAAGTTCGGGATAGACACTCAATATGGAACTGTACAAGTCCTTGCCCTTGCCCCACCCGAACAGGCCGGTCTTTTTATGCCCGGTGACAATCTGAGCGTTGTATAGTGCTCCGAACCCGGCATTGTACGCATCCAGACGCTTGCGGTACGTGCCTACCGCATCATTAGTGAGACGTTCCCAAAACGTCTGCGTCGGAGCATCACCTTGTAACTCTGACTTGAACTGTGCCAATGCCTTGCGGTAAACCTCAATAGCGTTGGCTGCCTTAGCCACCTGCTTCTCGCCGAAAATGCTCTCGGCATCTTTCATCAACAGGTTCTGTTGCAGCAAAAGCAGGTTGTACTGACGTTGGAAATCGAGCTTGGCGCGTTCTATCTCCTTTAGGGCTTCCTTGTGTCGGACTTCGGCGGCGAATGCCGAAGTCAGGAATTTCATCCCCTCTCCTACTGCAGCACCTATGCCGCCGACAATTCCGCCTTTGGCAAACCCCTGCCCAATGTTTGAAACAGCTCCCATCACCTGCTGCACCCCGTTAACCGCATCCGCGATTTCGCCCTCGCCGAGCTGTTCGAGCATGGCCCCAAGTTCAGCCCCGGCTTCCTGGGCAGCTCCGGCTATGGTACCAATAGAGCCGGCTATTTCCTTGGCGCCATTGGCACCGCGCAACCCGGATATGCCGGTTTTGAAGGTCCGGAATATCCGCTCCCATTTGTTTGTGTCACCTTTGCCACTGCCAAGCAGTTTATCAAGCGCCTTTTTCAACTTATCAAGCTCTGCCGGGCTTGCCTCGATATTCTTGAGCTGCTCATCACTTATAAAGGTGATCCCCTCAGCGGTACCCTTCCCATTCAGGTAATCCCGGAGCTTTCGTGCTTGTGCAATCAACCCCTGCAATGCATCCAGGCCCATGCTTGAGTAATCACCGAACAGACTGCGCAGGAATTCGTTGTCCTGCGCCATACTACGCGCCTCCTCGTCGTTGATGGCCTGTATGCCCTGACGAACCTTTTCCTTGGCGACCTCTATTGCCCGGTCTATCTCATCGCGGTTTTCTTCCGTGCGTGCAGCTTCGAGTGCCGCTATGTCAGCATCACCCTGGCGCTTGATGGCCGATCGCTGTGCTTCATAGTCCTGATATTTGCCTAACAGTGCCTGCAGATCATCCTCGCGCGTCTTCTGTCTATCGGCTGCATCCTTGTTTTCTCGGGCTGAAATGTCTGCTGTGGTGGCGTCATATATCTGTGCGGCGAGGACACGCTGCGTAGCGGCCTGCGCATGGATGTTGGCAAGTTGCTCCGGCGTCACCTTCTCTCCGGCATCCCTGAGCCTGTTGTACAGTTCCACCCGCTGCTGTTCCTCGCTGTTTATGCGTTCCTTCTCCCTCTCGAAGTTCAAAAGTGCTTCGGCACGTTCTTTCTCATACCCCTCGCGTATGATGTCAAGACGCCTATCCTCTATGCGCCGGGCCGCCTCTATTTCCATTTCAGCAAGGGTGTTCTTTGGTTTGTCGTTTCCTACTGAACCGACTGAATTTTCCGGGGCAACAAACCCGCCTATATGTGATTTATTTCTCAATTCTGCCATCTGGCGTTGCAGTTCTTCGGCCTCTGCAAGGCTCTCACGGCGTTTATCAGTAGCTTCCTTCAGAGCCTTGTTATAAGCCAGTTCTGCAGGGTCGCTGCTGTAATGTCCTTTTTTGCCACCTCCAAAAAACATATAGGCTTTGCCGCCTGCACCAAAGAAAGGCCGGTAGTGCTCGATGCCGTTGGCCTCGATGTTGGCCACCTCTTCATCGGCTTTCACCGCTTTATCCACCAAGGCCTGCGCCTTGGCCTGCAGGAAAAGCATCTGCACATAGTCCTCCCCTTTTTGGATAAGAATATCGTACCATTCGGCGACGGTGTTGTAATAGCCAAAACTTTCCCCGTATTTCCGATTAAGCTCATCGACCTTTACACGTTCCTGCTCCTTGTTGCCCGTGAATTCTTTCAGTGTCCTGACGGTATTGTCTATCTCGAAACGAGTCTTGATCATCTGGGCACGCCCGGAACTTTCAATCCCGACAAGCTCACGCGCTTTCTCCGCCGCTTTCTCCTGTGCATCGGAATATTTGTTCCACGCCACGACCAGCCCGGTGACGACAAGCGAAAGTCCCAGGGTTAGCGTCGCCATGAGCGCGGTGGCTGCTGCATTCGATATGCCGAGGGACACCGCGAGCCTTGTATTGGCCGCAGTTAAAAGATCCTTAGCCTTCCGTACTGTAACCAGACGGAAGGCGGAGTCCTTGTTGAGGGTATTGAACACCTGCTGCAACCCCATTGTGACGGCCATGACACTCTGTACCCGAGTCTGTATCTTTATCAAATCTTCATTCTCTGAAGCGAAGGTTCCCATAATACCGGTGGCAACGGTAAACAGCCCGGAAAGGCCATTGATACCGCTCATCACGCCCTGAAGCCCGGCATCATCATGCGCAAGGATATTGGTCTGTGTACGAAGGTCCCCGATTGTATCAGACAAGGTGGCGGCTTTGGCGGCCATGTCCTGGTATTCTCGGGTGTTCTGCTTGCCCTCGAGGCGCATGCGCGCCATGGCGTCGAGCAGTTCGCGCAGTTCCATAGAAAGGCGTTTGGTGGA